TTCTGATCGGTAGCCGGCTCCCCATCATATATCTTCTTACGTTTGTACCACATTTGTTTGAAAAGGGACCAATTATCCACAAAGTCCCAAATCTCTTTAACGGCTCCCCTTGAACGTGTGATACGCCCAACTGCTTGCTTCACATCCGAATGAGGTGTGGTTAGAAAGAGGGTGTCCAATTCAGGAATATCGAGACCCTCATACGCAAGACTGAATGTTGATACGAGCGTTCCTCCCTCCAAGGTTGGTACTCCTTTAGATCCCCCCATGTGTATGGTTGTCTTTTGAGGATCCAATTGTGAATACAGGTACTCACAGTGACTTCGACGGTCACTCAGAACCAGAATCTTCCTGCCCCTCTCTTGTGCTTCCCGGATGCACTTGAGAATCAGTTGGTTTCTTTCAGGTATGGTGGTGAGTTCCGTCACCATGGTGCTCATGCAAATCTTTCCAAATTTATTCAGGTGTGGACCCTCCTTAAATATGAGCGGATGATCAAAATCCACCTTATTTATAGAGAATTCAGATGCATCTTGTGTCATTGTGTAGAATGGATTTCCGAGGAACCAATACAAGATTTTGGTGAGACCATCCTTTCTATCCGGAGTTGCCGTGAGACCCAGTGTATATTCAGGCTTCATCTGAAGCATAACCTGTGAAAAGGCGGGAGCTCCGATGTGGTGAGCTTCGTCTATAATCACCAGACCAAACATGTCAAATGCATTTTCTGGAAATTCTCGAGTGCACAGAGTCTGAATCATGGCAATGACATATTGGTGCTCATCCACATCCCACTTTGAACTTTGAATTCTACCCACGGTAGATCCATCAGTAAACTGTGAAATTCTTTCAATCCATTGGGATGCCAAAAACTCCTTGTGCACGATGATGAGAGTCTTTCTCTTCATCTTGGCCGATATGGCAATTGCTGTTATGGTCTTTCCTTGACCACACGGGAGACACAAGACTCCATTTCCCTTGAAGTTTTTTAAAGCCTCCTTTTGGTGACTCTTCAAAGTTCCATTAAAGTGTATGGAGACATCTTGCCCCTTGACGAAAGGTTGTTTGGACTCGTCAAAAAATCTTGGAATGACGAGTTGTCCACCGAGTTCCCTGTACACCTTGAATGGCTTAGGTCTCATGCCCATTGCGTTTTCATTTGCTCTTACTGTGAGTTTCTTCTTGAGTTCATTCATCCTCTCTAACATGTGTTTATAGATTTTAACACATTGTAGACATCACCTTCCCATAAAACTTTCTTGTATTGGATACCCGAAACCACGTCACCCTCCTGAAGTTCGTAAAGGGTTTTGACCCCCTTGGGAATTTCACACATGATTCGGTTATACCGAAAGGGAATCTTGTAAACAACTTTATCAATCTCAATGTANTNTCGANGACCGACGGAATAAATCGGTCTCGTGACTTGGTTCATTAAAAATGTAACACGTGTAATCATTAAATGATGAGAAGTCGAAACAACAACATCAANAGAGATTTTTTGAACAAGTGGGTCCGATCCGGTGACCGAGTCCTCGACGTGGGNTGTGGTCAAGGTGGTGACCTTCACAAATGGAAATCTTTGGGCATCAAGAATTTGATTGGCGTCGATCCAAATCCTCTTGCGATTGAAGAAGCAAAGAGAAGAGCAAAGAAGGTTTTACCGAGTGCAACNTTTTACACTGGGACAATCAAAGATGTACCGAATGGTTCAAAATTCAACGTCATCTGTTACAACTTTTCGATGCAATATGAAGACCCGAGTAATTATCAGTACATTGCGTCTCTTTTGAATCCAGGAGGGTACCTTTTGGGAATCGTTCCAGATAAAACACGCTTTGAGTTTGCCAATGATGATGGTATAGTTTTGGGAANGNTTTCAAANGGGGAGGTTTCGGTTTGGATTCCAGATACTCCATANTATGCAAATGGAGCTGTGGTGGAACCGGTCTTGGANCCTGAAGAATTTATAAAGAACATGGGGTTAAAGCTCATACTCTTTGGTGAATCTTTTTCCATCTACTCAAAGTTTGTGTTTCAGTTTTAATGTTTCATCTTAGTAAGATGAAGTATCTGGTTGGTACTTTGGTTTTTGTAATTGTGGTTATACTCATCTTGAACCGAGAACACCCCATGCTCACCGAACTGAAAAAGAGGTACAATATTCTTTTAAATGCAGTTCAATTTCATGAAAAGTATGGTGATCTTTATCACAATCGATCAATCATAACAGGACTCAAGAAGAAGGAGGATACAATCGCATACAATATAAACAAGGGGTACGAAATTTATATTGCAATTGATGATGAGAGTGATGTAAACTCCGCCATGTATGTCCTTTTACATGAAATTGCACACACAACCGTCGAGGAGTATGATCACTCACCTGAATTTTGGGCAAATTTCAAAGAACTTCGAGAGATTGCAGTGAATGCACATTTATACTCACCTGTAAAAAATTCACTGTACTGTGGTCAGACNATNAANGATTCTCTNAGTCAGTCCTAAGCCAGAATATACATATTCTGCTTACTTCTTCACCACATACTTTTTGAACAAGAAGAAGAGAAGAGCAATCAGAATGGCGGATGCAATTGACCCATTCATCCCGTTAAAGTTGGGAACCATACCAGAGAGCTTCGTCTGTATAGATACCGAATACACTATTGCGCCAATTACACCCGCTATCACCGCATCGTACTGATCGTCAGTCAGATTGAATGGATTTTGCTTCTTTGGCTGAGGTTTCTTCTCTGGAGTTGGAAGGGAGAGACCAGTCACGCGACCACTGGTTGGGTTTGTGTACTGATCGGTGTCGGTTGGTGGCTGATCAGCTGGCATGAGATCATCTAAAGAGGATGAAAATTCCATCATATTCATTTGTTGTATGTCCTCTTTTTTTTCCTCGAGTACAAACGTTTCATTTTTAGGCTGAATGATTTGACCAACATCAGTTGAACTAAAGTCTAGATTTTCCATGTTATTATATAAAACTTTAAATATCTTTATATATTAACATGACGGATCCGAACGTTTGGGGGCCACCAGCGTGGGAGTTTATCTTTGCAGTAATCGACCAGATGCCGGATGGGAATCCACCTGAAGGGTACATTTCATTTTTTCATTCATTCATAGATGTTTTACCATGCGGTGTGTGCAGAAAACATTATAGAAAATACCTNATAGCCAATGGACCTATACCGATACAGTCAAGAAACTTGACTCGCATCTGGTTTCAGAATCTTAGATATTACATTGCACAGAAAAAGGGAAAGAATCCGGATAGGAAAAAGTTTCTGGGGATTTTTTAGCCGACTCTGTAGAGTCGTTCCATCACTTGGAGATCACCTTCATCAAGACTATAGTGGCTGCAGCTGAACTGACATATTTTACAGTTGATTTTACGATATCCAGCCATGTGGGTCTCGGGAACCGAAATGTCATTGATGATGTATAATCTCCATTCTTTTGCTTTTCAAACCTCATTTGACCCACGATGTCGTTGGTGGTTTCGTCATAGAGTACAAAGTGTCCGTTCATTTGTTTTCTCGAGACTCAATGTTTTAAGCCACGATTCTTTTTCATCTTGACTAAATGTATCCTTTTTCCTGATATTGTCAGGTGCCCATAAAGCTTGTAAATTTCTATAATGCCAACACGCTTCAACTTCCTCTGGAATTGAATGATCCCATGCAGCTATAGGTACCTTGTGGTCAATGTGCCACTCGGAACCATAATTTCTCCAAGACATTCCTTCTGAAAATGTAGATTGAATGTGACTCCTGAAATCCTCAAGTGAACATCCGACATAATCCATACATGTTTCAGATTTATTCTGTCCGAGAATTTCACGAATACGTCTTGAAATATTGGATTTCATTTTTTTGAGAGCCCATTGTTCACCACCCTCCTCCTTCAGTTTGTGGTAATTATTTTTCATCCAAATACGATGAACTTCATTATACTTATCTCTATGTTCTTCTTTATATCTTTTATCATATTCTTTTTTATGTTCAGAATTTTCCTCTAACCATTTCTTCATATTTTCTTTAACCTTTTCTGGGTTAGCCTCTCGCCACTCTTTATTCTTAGCCTTTTGGACATCCATTGTTTTTTGCCAGTATTGTTTATTGTATTCGGTTTTTTCTTCTTTGTGCTCAGAGTTGTGTTTTTTAAGACACTCTTTACACGTTGATCGTAACCCATCCCATCTTTTACTCTTTCCAAATACATCGAGAGGTTTAAAAGTCTTGCATTTCCCACACCAAGCCTTTTCGACACCCTCTTCAATCACGTGTTCAATCTTCTTTGTCATTTTGATTTATAATGAATCATCTTTTTAAATTACGATTCATTTTGTTTTACGATCAACACCCCCGCGTAACCTCAAAACGACATGGATTGTAGACTCTTTTTGAACATTATAATCCGCGAGTGTGCGGTCATCCTCAAGTTGCTTTCCTGCAAAAATGAGACGCTGTTGATCAGGTGGGCACCTGATCCCGAAGCTTTCGCAACGGGGTGGACTATACCTTAAGCCATCACTGGGATTACCAATCCCTCAGACCCACAACCATCTAGTCTCTGAACCTTCTCCATGCTCTGGTGACCAAATGTTAAACATTTGTACGAGTTTAGGAGCTTGGCTGCGGATTGCCCAATCTCTCATTTTTTTTACCATTGGAGCCAGCAATTAACTGGGTTCCTCTTATATGTTTCCAAATAAGAGTGGTAATCAGAGCTCTAAGGGTGTTCCCGCAATTTGATCATGTCGCCGGTTTCCCGACTAATATCTGGATTTTCTGTGTATACAGACGGAGATCGCAACAGTTTTCCCATTTACAGAGCTCCTGATGTAAATGGCTGGATATTTTTCGGCACCCCTAATNAATGCCCTCCTTGTCTTGAACTTTAGCCTTTACATTTGCAATTGTGTCCGAAGACTCCACCTCGAGAGTGATGGTCTTCCCCGTGAGAGTCTTGACGAATATCTGCATTTATTTAATAGAGATACTTTTTTTTATATGGATACATTCGATGCATCGAGAACAGCTTTCAAACAAGATTCAATGGCACTCAGAATGATTGTATCCTGGACTCCATGAATCACTTGATTCAGAGTCATCTCAACGTGTTTGAGAGCCACATCGTTAATCTCGGTTGGAAAAAAGGAAAACATGGTGGTTTTTGCAGCCGCTTTATAGAGTACAATTGGGTTCCTGAGAGTCTTTCGAACTCGTATCCTCACCACGGTGACGCTCTTTTTCATCCTAATATAAAGATTTGATAATATAATATATAAAATGAAACGTTTCATTGCAATCGTACTTAGCGTATCCACACTTCTTCTTTTTCGTCGGAGGGCTCCAGAGCCTGAACCAGAGCCTGAGCCAACCTGGAGGTGGCCTTTTCAGTGAGTACGTGTTACGTGTATAAAAATATTTACATAAATTAAATGTCTTCATCCAGAGGAGAGATTGCATCGATGGGTATTGCTGGATTATGTGTGAGTGCACTTTTGGCATTTTCGATTGCAGTCAGTATAAAGGTTGCTACTACAAAAAAATCACCATCTTTGGTCCCAACCAATTCACCATCAGCAAGCCCTCTACCCAGTCCTGCAATAAATAGCATAGGTGCTGTAATCGACATTACGAAAGTTTATGTTATAGTCCCAGCCAGCTCAAAGGTCAGTGTAAATATCGACACAGTGAACAATACTCTGACCTTTATAAATATTGTGAATAATGTTTACAATACATTGGTATTACCATTCAGTGACCCGAAAGATGGTACAAGTCTAACCATATTACCACCTGGTTCACCATCACCTGGTTCAACGGGGGCAACCGGTTCACCATCTGCATCAGGTTACAGTGGGTACAATGTAAATGTTGTATTGGGTTTACTGAATATGCCAATTATTTTGGCTGACATAGTAACTTTATTGACCAAAGGTACAGTCGGTTCAACGCAACCCTTTACATGCACATATAGTCACGATCCAAACAATGGTGATAGTATAGTAATAAACGGTATTACATTTAATTAAAAAAAAATTATAATATTAAATGCCTGGGTGTGGATGCAATGCATTTCCTGGTCCNCCAAAGGTGAAACCAAAACCGAAAAAGAGGGTTAAAAAGAACAAACCAAGTAAAAGTAAATGAACACCAAGGCGCTCATTGCTCTGATCAACGACTGGGAGTCAAAGCGTGTAGGTGGTGTTTCGGTTGAGGAGTTTGCCAAGTCTCAGAAGCCCCAGAAGAAGGAGGCTTCGGATAAGAAACCCAGTGAGTATCAGAATTTCCTGAAAAAGTGGCGCGAGGATAACCCTACTGTCAAGGGGAAGGAGGCTATCAAACAAGGAGCTGAGGCGTGGAACGCGTTGAAAGCCAAGAAGTAACGAGTCACGTGAAC